GAGCCGGATCATTTCGCCTCCAGCACGGCGACGCGCGCCGTCAAGGTCTTGACCGCCTCGATCAGAAGCGCAGTCAGCTTCGGATAATCGAGCGCCAGCTTCGGCTCAGCGTCCTCGCCGGCGTTGAACTCCTGCAAAATTTCAGGAACAACCGGCGCGACATCTTGGGCAATCAGACCGATCTGACGGCGCTTATCCTCATCACCGATCATGTTGAACGACACACCCTTGAGCTCAAGAACTTTGCCGAGCGCGTCGTCGATTGGCGTAATGTTTTCCTTCAGGGTGCGATCGGACGGGCCGTTGACGATCGCCGCCGAGAAGGTCGCGACCCCGGTCGAACGGGTGATCAGGAGAGGCGACGCCAACTGCACGCCAGTGTCGCTGTAATTCCTGATCTCAAAATTCGACCCAGCGTTGGAGCCGCTCTCCGCATTTCCGTTGCTGGGTAGAAGTTGCCAACGAAGATTGGCGGCGACGCTCGTCGCGCCCGTATAGGCAAAGAGGCCTATGGCATTCCCTGAAGCGGCCTTCTGCAGATTGAAACTGAAGCTCGCCGTACTGAGGAACGTCGCGCTCCCATTCACAAACGTCGCGACATCCACCGAACCGCTGTTGAATGCAATGGTGCCGCCGAGGATGTTCAACCGACCTGAAGTCACGCTAAAGCCGTAACCGGCCGCGCCAAACAAGGCGATGTGCCGACTGAGATCAGTAACACCACCCGGCGCGACCGTGCTGCCAAAACTGACGCCGCCGCTGAACGCTCCCCCAGCCAGCGGCATGTAAGAACCAAGCGACGCCGTGACTTGAGCTGCGGTTTGATAACCAGACGGGTTCGTCGCCGCATAACGCGAGGTGTCGGAAGGATGGACGTGATCGGCTCGCGCCCAAGTCGTACCCGTACCAACCGCCGCCGTACCGTTCATCGTCGGCGTCGTGGTCGAAGCGACAGGCACCGCCGAGGTTAAGGCGTAAGGCGCAAGCGTCGCCGTCCAGTCGGTAATGTCGGTATGCGCCAAGTGCGCCCAGGCGGCGGATTTGCGGGCGTAGGCAGTGCCATCGTTGGGCGCGTCGGTAATCCCACCTCCCGTTGGCGTCGCCCACGACAAAATGCCCGAACCATTGGTCGACAATACCTGACCGGCCGAGCCGCCGTAGATCGCCAGATTGCTCGTACCAGCGAGGGCAAGCAGTCCGTTGACCGCGAGGCCGCCCGCAATGGTGACGCCGCTGCCGTTGAAGGTCGTAGAGCCGTCCGCCCGCGCGATGGTCAGCCAATTGCCGAGGTAGCCGCCCGCAGTGGCGTAAGCCGTGAGCGCGAAATTCGAGCCGGTGTTGTTCAGCCCCTCGCTCGTCCCGTCGCCGAGCTGCAATTGCCAGCGGGTGAGCGTCGAAGTCTGGCCGAGGATGGCGCGCTGGTTGCCGTTTGGGGCGTTGAGGACGAGGCTGTTCGATCCCTGCACGGTCAGAACCTGATTGACCGTCAGCGAGCCCGTGATCGTGCCGCCCGTCGTCGCGAGAACCGTGCTCCAAGCGTTGTTGACGCGCCCATAGGCATTACCGTCGCTCGCCGCGTCGGTCTGGATTGCGTCCAGTTGCCACGTCGAATTGAACCGGCCAAACCGCTGACCAGTGTTCGGCGCTTCGGGAATATAGGCTTGTGGAAGCCGCTCCCACGTCGCCATGTAACGCGCGTAGGGATAGTTATCCATCGGCGCATCGGGAATGCCAGTAGGAGGAACTGGAGTCGGAGGAACGCTAGCGCCGCCAGAGGTGTAAGCGGCGATGACCTCGTCACCCGGGTTCAGCGAGTAAAGTGTGCTAATCCAAGTGACCGCCGTTCCGTTGTAAGTGAACGCTGGATCAGGACTGATTGAACTGAATGGGCGTCCGTCAACCGTCAGCGTGAATACACTCCCGTCAGGAACCCAACTCAAATTACTGAGCGTATTCGGCGCGGTGACGATCAGCGCCTCTTGAGCGAGGAACTGATTTAGAATCTCAACGCCACTGTCCCCCACCTGAAAGAGATCAACGACCAAAATCTCGCCGTCGCCCGCGGGCCACAACAGGGTGATCGTATTGTTGGAGAAATCAACAGTGTAGCCACCAACGCCGCTGCCGTCGTCGGGAACAAGCCGCAGCCCTCCCTTGCTGACAACGAGCGCCTGCGAACCATCAAGCAAAACATTGTTGTCGAACATATCGGCGGCGGACAACGAAAAGAGCGTCTGCCCCGAATCGGCGATGTAGTACAGCGTCTGGGTCTTTTGCTGGATCGTAACCTTGACCGTCACTCCGCAAGGCGTCGCCGGCGTCCATGTCGACGGCGGAACGCCCGCGGTGGAAACCCAGGGGTTGGGCGGAACGGGAGTCTCGGTCCAAGTCATCCGAACGACCTCGTCCTTGTGCGCGTCAGTCTCGAGCCGCTCGCCTTGGACACAAGATATTCGTTGTTAAGCTTCTGAATCGTGTCTTCGGTGAGCGTCTTCGATCCTGCAGCTTGGGCCTCTTCGCCTACCGCATGCATGTACGCGTGCATCATTGCAGCGGAGAGATAGAGGCTCGGATACTTAGTGTAGACCCAGGAATCCTGGTCGTCGGCGAACACCGGAACCTGGCCGAAATAGTGGATTTGAAACTGCTTACCCTCGACATCGTCGGGCGTGCCGCCGAAATACATCGTCCGCGCTTCGATCGTGTAGTAATTGCACGCCCACTTGTCGGGCAGCTTGAAGAACTCGTCGCGCGCCTTGTAGCGGATCGGCTTCCAGCCGCCTGGCACGTTGTCGGCCGCCATCATGACCAAGTCGAACTCGAGCCAATCGTCGGGCAACGGCGCGCAGCGATCGGTGACCGTACTGACCGCGCTATTGATCATCCGCGAGACACGAAGCTCGGCGTTCAGCTTTTGCTCCGCCATGCGAACGAACGAGGTCGTCAGCGTATCGGACCAGTCCTGCCGGTTCGCCCACTCCATGATCTGCGTTTTAAAGTCGGCAAAATCAGTCATAGGTACCCCATCAGCCAAAGGATGAGGCAGACAATCAGAATCACGCCAACCACGCCGATACCTCGATTGCCGTAGCCATAGCCAGGTTGCCAGGGAGCCCCGCTATAGAAATGCGGGCCGATCCCACCGAGCAAAATAAGCACCAAGATAACGACGAGGATGATGCCGAGCGGGTTGCTCATGGCGGCGGCCCTCCGTTGCTCTTACCTTTGCTAAACCAGTAGCCCAGAATGATCGCGCTGCCGGCTGGGATGGTGATCAACATCCGGTCGACGACCTTCTGATTGTGGATGACCTCCATGCCCATCAGAACAAGCGCGGTCATCGAGCCAATTGCCCAAATTACCGAGAGGATCAGATCTGGGCGCAAGTTTTTCATGTCGGTTCCGGCATCGCCGGCTCAGCGGGCAGACCAGGTAGCTCAGCCTCCACCATCGGAGCGGCGGCCGGGATTTGCTTGAGAGCAGCGATGAATTTCCAATAATAGCCGGCGATTTTGTCCATCTGATCCGTGCCGTTGACGATCCGGCGCGCGTTCTTCGGATCTTCCGTTGTGGAGTTGAAATATTTTGGCAAACCCACGCCTGTGAACCAACCATTGGCGCAGCCGTCGAACAGGACCAAAGCCGAGATCTCGTGCTCGAGCGCACGGTGCGCCTCTTTGTGGATCGGCGCGTCGACTCCATAGCGCTCAAGCATAAATTGCTGAGCCTTTTTGTAATTCTCCTCCCAGGTTAGTTGGACGTGGCCGCGGCCGTAGTATTTCTGCCCATGCGGGCCCGCCGGCTGACCATAAGACTTGCCGGAACCCTTGCCGTATTCCTCGATCGGCTCCATCGTCTCGGCGGTTTCATGGAATGCAGTCGCCAGGCAATAGGCCAGCCACTTCGTTCCGTCGCGCGGATTGGCCGCCTCGAAAGCCCACTCCCAGACCTGGAGGAGATAGTTCATTCCATCGACCTGACTCTGCGTCAGATTGCCGCGAAACAGGTCTTTGCGCACCGTGTCGAAAAAGTACTTCCGATCGTAGGGCATCAGATCCTCCCCTTCCAGACGCGCCACAGATCGCATTCGCTCGAGTTGAGCCACGCATCGAAGGCGTCAGGATCGTCGTAGATGCCGCGCTTGATCAGGTCCTCAACGACGATCGCCGGCAGCGTCGCGAGTTTCTTGTTGGTGCCGTGCCGCATCGTCTCGCGATCACGGGCAATGCCGTCGAGGATCGGCTCGAGATCCTGAGCCGTATGGATGACGAGGCGGCCTTCACTCGCGTCGAAAATCGTCTCGCGGACGATCCCGTCGCGAACCATGTAGAGCCGCCTCGCCTCCGACATCGGAGTCGCCCTTAAGCAGTGATGCCGTTGAACATGATGTGAGCCAGAGAATTTCTCATCTCGAGGCCCCATTCGACGACAATCATCCGACTCTCAGCGTCTCCGACTCGAGCCATCAAGTATTGACGGAAAGAACGGAAAAAAGCGACCGCCGCATAGTCTGGATCGATCAGTAATCCGACGTCAGGCGGCACCCAGCGCGAGGGAATGCACTTCACTCGGCCAAAATCTGTCGCAATAACGTCGACAGTGCTCACCACTTCCGTCTTGCCAACCAAGACTTGCGTTGTGCTTCTACCTACGAAAGTCGAGACTGTACGCTTTGGCCCAGGAGGAACGACCCAAAGTGTCGGGCTCGCCCCGTTAGTATACGCTTTCTGCATCGCATCGCCCAACATGTCTTCCGTCAGTTGGACAGGCGTTGCCGGCACGGGAAACGCCGTGGTCGAGGTCGTCGGCAGACCAGTGATCACCGTGCCAGGCGCAATCGCGCCGGCCGGCGCATTGGTCTTGTCGGTGGCGCGACCAAGCCAATGGCAGAAACCCTCCGTGACGCGCGCCACCGGCGTAGTCGCGTCGCTGCCGTCGCTGCGCGCCTGACGAGAGCACAAAGCAACCTCGATGTCTGACTTCAATACTTTCGAAGTCATAGCCATCTGGTGCGCCATTTCGCTGCCTTTACCGGCGGCGTCACTTTCCTCCTGCGAGCCTGAAACCGTAGCGTCGCGCTCGCTAATCTGCGTGACATTGTTTTGACGTATCGTCGGTTGTGCCGGTTGATTGACGAGCTGAAACCCTTCCACTTGTGAGTTGGGTGCGCCAGCCGTGCCAGCCGCGGGAGCGCCAGGTATTGCTGCCGACGCTACTGCAGGAAGGAACTCAGTCTGCCAGTCAAATAGTCGGTTCTTCACGTTACGTCTGCGTATAGCGGACATAACTGGAGTATCGAATGGATCTATATTATAGATCGCATTGGATAGATCTTCGCGATTACCTACTGCTTGGTAAGTCGTGAAGGCATTGGATACCTTCGCCATGGTTTGATCTCCGGATCATCTGAGGAACCTCTGAAAAAAGTTGGTCGCATCATCCAGTCTTCCTGTTCGCGCCAACTGCTTCTGGGCTTCATCGATGTTCCGACGACCAGCATTCCCAATGGGTGTAGCGGACCCGGGTACCAATGACCTGCCTTTACCAGGGAGGACCGCCTGTGGCTGAGCCCTTACCGTCAATCCCTGGTCGTACATCCACGCCTTGAAGAGGACGTTGAGCATCCTCCGGTCGTAGACGCCCGCCACTTCAGGTTCGCTGAAACCTTCGGCCAATGCGGTCTTCCGCATCCCGCCGATCACGCGCTGAAGTGACGTCTCGTCCTTGATCAGTTTCGAATGATCTTGGACAAACTGTGTAAACTGATCGACTGCATATTTCGCGCTTTGGCGGTCGTGCTCCTCCCTCGCATTCTGTTGCGCCCAAGCCCGATTGGCGCGAATCGTATTCAGTTTCTGGTAAACTTCTTGGAATTGCTTCTGCTTGCGCCGCGCGCTGAGCGGATCGCGAGCGTATTCGACATCCCAGTCGGGCTCTTGCGGCGTCAGCGCACGAATGT